CTTTTCTAAAAGACACCAATGCTACGCAATTCTACGACGGTGCTGCTTGGGTTAATTTAGACACAACTGGGATGGTCAATCCAATGACTACGACCGGCGATATGATTTACTCCTCAAGCGGCACAACACCTGCTCGTTTAGGTATTGGCACAGCAGGTCAAGTGCTCACCGTCAATAGCGGTGCAACTGCACCAGAGTGGGCAACACCTGCTAGTGGTTCTACATTTTCAGGTGTATCAGTTTACAAAACAGCAAATCAAAGCATTGCAAACACGACTGCAACAATAGTAACTTGGGATGCAGAAGACTTTGATACCGATAGTTACCATAGCAACGTAACTAATAACAGTCGTATAACAATTCCCTCAGGTAAAACTGGTTATTATCAAATAAATTTAATAATTGCTCATGATGGTTTAACTATTAATAGATATATCGCTACGGTCAAAAAGAATGGAACGTCTGTTTTACAGGCAGAAGCATCATCCGCAAGTGGCGCAAGTAGCGGTCCAACAGTCGCAGGCATTTTAAGTCTTACTGCTGCCGATTATATTGAGATTGAGGTTTATCACAACGGTGGAACAGCAAATAATCTTAATGGCGCAACTGCTTATTCAAAATTATCAATGAATTACTTAGGAGCATAAATTGAACGATTTATTTACTATTATTACCGAAGCATATCCAGAACTCACTGATGTTGATTTCGCTCCAATTACGGGTAAAATAAGCCTACGAGATGATGGCGATGGAATCCAATACATTTATGAATGGAATTTAGATAAACCAATTCCAAAAGGTTTGAAATTAGGTAAATGAAACCCAAATTATGTGCAGCAGGTGTTCAGTTACGTGAGCAGTTCGATGACACCTACGATCGTGATAGGCGTTCCGATGGCTGGATCGGTGACCCACGTCATGCATCGCGTCCTAGCGATCACAACCCTGATCCAAAGACTGGGGTGGTTAGAGCAATCGACATCGATCGAGATGTCTATAAGGGCGGCAAGCCCGACCTTATGCCCGACATTGCAGATCAGATTCGGCTTGCGGCCAAGCGTGGCGAGAAGCGTATCTCCTACATCATATTCAGCGGCAGAATTGCATCATCTCGCTTGGGCTGGCGCTGGAGAAAATATAAGGGAAGCAATCCGCACATCGCTCATTGCCATATCTCTTTCACTAGCAAGGGTGATAAAGATGGCTCGTTCTTCCAAATACCGTTACTAGGAGCAGATAAATGAATATAAAGAATCCCTACTTTCTGACCGCTGGTGCTTTCCTATCTGCTTGGGCAGCGACTAACTTTGCAGCAGATTACCGCTCAATCCTTTGGGCTGTACTAGCTGGAGTCTTTGGATATGCGACCCCTAAAAAATGACAGCGCAGGATTATGCTGCACTCGCAGTAGCGATCGTGACGGTGCTGGGTGGTGTTACTGCAATGCTGCACTTCTTGGTTCGTCACTATTTAGCGGAGTTGAAGCCGAATAGCGGCTCATCGATGAAAGATGCTGTAAATCGTTTAGAGACACGCGTGGACAAAATCTACGAAATCCTCTGCCATAAGTCACAATAATCCTATGGCTCGTAAAAAGGTTATCGACCTTGATACATATACAGCACTAGACGCGTGGGCTATCAGTCTGCAGGAAATGTATCGAGCCCTGCGCAAATCTGGCTTCGAGGTTGATTTAGCCCTTGCAATAATAGTCGAGCCATCGGCTTATCCAGATTGGATTCTTCCTAAGCCTGACCTCATTCCACACACTTGGGATGATGAAGATGATGAGGATTAACAATGAAAAGAACTGTAATCGTTCCCGATTTACAAGTTCCATATCACGATGAAGTAGCAGTAAAGAATGTTGCAGCTTTTATTAAGGCATACCGCCCAGATAGCGTCATTACTTTGGGAGATGAAATCGATCTCCCTCAAATCAGCCGATGGTCAGATGGAACACCAGGATGGTACGAGCAAACCCTAGCTGAGGATCGAGACTTGGCAGTTGAAATTCTTTGGTCGCTAGTCGAGCATGCCAAAGAAGCCCACATGATCCGTTCAAACCATACGGATAGGCTCTACAACGTCATAATGAAGAAGATACCGGCATTCCTAGCGCTGCCTGAGTTACGCTTTGAGCGCTTTCTAAAACTCGATGAACTAGGCATCACCTACCATAAGAAGCCATACGCCTTTGCTAAGGGCTGGGTGGCAGTCCACGGAGATGAGCAAGGCATTAACCCTAATGCGGGCCTTACAGCCCTTCTAGCGGCTCGTAGACACGGTTTAAGCGTTGTTTGCGGTCATACCCACAGAGCAGGTCAATCGGCCTTCACAGAGGCTTCTGGGGGCAAAATAGGGCGTATCCTGCGTGGTGTTGAAGGTGGGCATTTGATGGATGTACGCAAGGCTGGCTACACCAAGGGAACTATGAACTGGCAACAGGCTTTTATCCTGGTTGAAGATAGCCAAGTGACCTTAATTAACCTTGAGAAGGATGGGACTTTCGTAGTTAACGGGCGCAGGTATGGACGATCTAGATAACGACATCAGGCGCACGATCGATGATGCAGTCGATGATGCAGAATTGTTACCGTTTCGTTATCAAAATGATCTAGGTTCTGTCTGCTAGCTGTGTCATTCTTAATCCAAGAGGCCAGAGATTCTGGTCAAAGGGAGCAAAATGACACCATTAGAAATCATCATCGGAGCAGCTTTATTTCTGATGTTCTTTATTGGCTACAAAATAGGCCACAGAGATGGCTACATCGTAGGCCGCAAGGCAGTACGTAAGCACTATGAATCAATGGACAAGGCACGAGTATGAAGCATGCTGAAATCCTACAAACAGCAACAGACACTATTAGCGAGCGTGGCTTATCATACGGTCATCCTGCGGATAACTTGCAACACACCGCAATGCTCATTAGCGCATACTTACAGACGCCAATTCACGATTATCAAGTGGCAGGGATCATGGTCTTGGTTAAACTTGCAAGAACCAACGAGTCAGCCCAGCACATTGACAACTGGGTCGATCTTTGCTCATACGGCGCACTAGCCGGCATGCTCGCAACGGAAGGAAATGAACTTTATGTATAAATTAGAAGATTATGAGACGGTTGCTATGTTGAACCGCTGGTTCGTTGAAAATTACCCTATGGGAAGGACTAACATTGTTATCACTTATCACGACGTTGAAAAGGGCTACATTACTTGCAGGGCTGAGGTTTACAGGGACGCTAACGACCCTTACCCTGCGACTTCTAATATCGCTCATGGAGTTAGGGATCAATATATCCAGAATATGCGTAGGTTTTACGCAGAGGATATTGCTTCGTCAAGTCTTGGCAGAGCAATCACGCTTCTTAAAGGCGGACAAACAGCCACTAGAGACGATATGGAAAAGGTAGGCCAGCCATTAGATAAGCCAACTCCAAAGCCATTTGCTGAGAAGCTAGCCGATAAGATCACAATGCCAGTCGAGGATGATCCTTGGACAATCAAGGCAGTAAGCCCTGCGCCAAGTGCTGCCGAGGCCATTACCCTGGTTCAAGACGTATTAGGTGCGACCAAGATCGATAAAGACATTCCTAGATGTCGCAACTGCCACGATCATAAGCCTATGGAATGGAAAACTGGAGTCAGCGCCAAGAATAACAAGCCTTGGGGTAAGTTTGATTGCTATGTATGCCGAGATGTTATTTGGTACAACATTGCATCAGATGGCACTTGGAAGCCACAAGAGGCTAAAAAATGAGCGGTTTACAGTTCATGAACCAAGACGGTGAATGGGAGAAGTTTCCAACCGATGATGTCTTATATGAAAAGGCTCGCCAGCGAGAAGCTCTCAATGCGCTTCAAGTTAGGATAATCTGTCACCTATGCAACGAGCCATGCCCATCAGACGAGTTAGCCTTCTGGATAGAGGGTCAATCACTAACCTGGTCTTGCAAGAAGTGTCACGCAGTCAATGAGTCAAAGCCGTAAACATCGCGGCTTCCGCACAGAGCGGGTAGTTGCAGAGTATCTGAAGCATTGGTGGGAAGGTGCTTCAGTAGGTCGAGGTTCTGGGCGTGACATTCTCAATGTCCCGTTCGACTGCGAAGTAAAAGCGCGCACAGGACTCGACATCAAGGGAACGCTCCGCCAGATCCAGAGTCGGACAAGTAAAAGTGGCTTATTGGGGTTCGCTACTTTTAGACTCAATGGACAAGGCGAACAAGCTGGGGAATATGTAGCAATGCTACGTCTTAGCGATCTGGTGGGGCTACTCTTAGAAGCAGGTTATGACAAGCGCAGGGA